GCACCGCGCCGGTCTGATCGACATTTTCATTGATTGCATAGGACAGGCCCTGCTGAACCGCGGCGATGGCCGCCCCGATCGCGAGATCGGTCGCCCGCGCCAGGCTGGCCAGATAATTGCCGAAGCGCAGCTTGAACGCGGCATCAGATTCCGCGTCCAGCCCACCGGTCAGCGCCGCGGTATTCGTTACGGTATCAACCGCCGCCAGGGCCGTACTCAGCAGGCTGATCGCCCCGGGCTGCACATTGCCGGCGCTGCCGGGCGTATTCGCCATGACCGCAACGGTCAGGCTGGCGATGCCGGCGGCCAGCGAAAACCCGTTGGCCGCCGCATTGAAGGCAGGATTCGTCGGATCCCCGATGACCGCGAAGCTCTGCGAGTTATCGGTGGTCGAAACATTGGTACCGACGGGAATGAACGCGGCGGTGGTCGGGCTGAAGCGGGCAAAGGTGACGGCGCCAACGGCCGCGACGGCGGGCAGCCGCGTGAAGCCGAAATCCGCGCCGAAACTATCGCAATCCGTGCCCGTGCTGGTCGCCAGCCTGGTGGTGGCCAGCACCTGTACGATCAGCCATTGCAGCCAGAGCGCGAGCGACGCGTTGGCCTCCAGGATCGCCCGCAGCGCGGAGCCAACGGTCAGATCCAGCAGTTGGGCAGCGGCGCCCTGCACCGCCGCCGCCATGTTCTGCACCAGCGTCGAGAAATTCTGCAATGTGAGCTGCATGATACCCTATATCGTGAAGGTCAGCTGGCTGGTCTCGCCGGTGGTTGCATCGGCGTACTGAATACTCAGCGTCACATCGCCGCTGTCGGACTGCGACGCGCTGACGACAGGCGCCGGCGTGGCGGCGACCGCGGCCTCGAGATTCATCTGCGCCAGCGCAACCCCGGCGATCACCCCCGGCGCGCCCGGCTGGCCGACGAATTGGCCCAACCCGGCGCCATAGGTCAGTTGCCAGATGTAATCGCCGCCATTGGTCAGCAACCGGCGCAGCACGCGCTGCACGGTCAGCGCAGGGCCATCCGCCAGCGCGAGATCGCCGGTCGCGCTCACGGTCAGGTCGCCGCCGAACAAGAGCGCCAGATCCGCCATTACACGGTCACCGAAGGCAGTCCGGTCTGGCCGCCCTGCGGATCGTCATGCACATGCGTATCATGCGCGTTACGCAGCGCGGCCAGGGTCCCGTGCGCGCCGTTCTGGTCAGAGATATCGCCCGTCACCACCAGGTTGCCGGTGATGTTCACCACCGGCGCCTGCAGCGCGATCGACCCGTCATTGCGCAACTGCACGAAGCTGCCGGTCTGATGGCGCAGCCAGAATTCCCCGCTGGCGGCATTCAACGGCGTATCCACCGTCGAGAACACGCAGCCGATCACAACCCCCTGTTCGGAATCCCCCTCCTGGGCAATCACCAGGACCTGATTGCCGGGCGTCAGCGGTGCGCTCATGCCCCAGCCGGCACCCACCCAAGGCGACACAACCGGCAGCCAACCGCTCAATATATTCTCAGGCTGGATAAGCACTTTTGTCGCATAGGCCGCAGGATCGAAGCTCGAGACCAGGCCAAAGCGCGCAGCACCGCCCATCCCGTCCAGCGCGCCGGCGCGCGCCTTCACGGCGTTCCAGAAACGATCCATGCCAATATCCTAAATAACCGCGTAAGCCCGCAACGACTGCGCGAAACCGGTCCGCGCCGTGACCTGCCGCGTGATCGCCTGAATCGCATAAAGCTGATCCAGGCCGGAGCCCGTCCCACTCAGCATGATCTGGCCGGCCGGCGCCAAAGTAAGCTCGCCCGGCATGGTGCCCTGCAGAATCGTCGTATGCTGCCCCAGGATCGACAGGTGATTCTCAGCCAGCGTCGCCGCCTGCGCGGCGCTCAGGTTCGGCCGGATCAGCGTCGTCACGGCGCTGCCGGAGCCCGCATCCTGCGCGTTCACCATCTTACTCCGCGTGTTCCATGACTTTACCGAGACCGATCCAGGGATCGTCGTCGCGGTATCGAATGTCAGCGTCATGAAATTCTGCGGCGTCAAAAACAGCGGCGTGGTGGCCGCCGGCGGTCCGAAGTTCAGCACGCTGTCGGTGACCGAAAGCAAGAATCCCTCGATCTGCGCAAGCCAGCACAGCAGGCTCCATTCCGTCGTCGCCCGCGCGTGCAGCCCCAGTGCATGGCGCGCATGGTCCAGCTCGTAATACTGACCCACCAAAGTCGTGGTCGGTGTTACATTCGGCGTCAGGCCATGGTTCGCCGCGATCGTCGCGGCAATCTGGCTCGCCGTCTGGTTCGCGAAGCTCTGCGATATTTCAGTATCGATCAGCAATGCGGAAAGATCCCGCCCGCTCAGCAGCGCGACGTTCTCGACCAGCTCAATGCGGATGTTATCGATCTGTCCCGTGAGCAATGTCACGAACCCGCCATCACCGAGGGCCAGGCTGATCGTAATCGTCTGCGCCGTCAGACTGGCGAAGAAATCAATACCCGTGGCCACGGAGGCGCCAATCGCAACCGCCACGCTGAACCGGTCGGCGGCGAAATACCCGAGGCTCTGAACCTCCAGAGACAGCACACCCGGCACCTGCAGACCGTCGATGCTCACCAGCACCTGCGGCTGGTTAACCTGCAATGCCGCCCCCGGCGCTGGCATCCACAGGCGGGATCGTCAACGTCACCAAGCCATTCAGCACCGGGTCGCTCAGGCCATTCGCCTGCGCGATCCGGATCCACTGCGTCGCATCGTTCAGATATTTGGCCGCCAGCGCAAACAAATTGCCGCCGGCAACGGTGATGACCTGCGTGCCCATTAGAACTGTCCGATAAAATTGCTCGCGGCGCGGCCCACATACCCGCTCATCACGCTGGCAGCAGCCAGCGATGCCGAGCATGCGGCAAGCTGATTGACCGCCGCCACGCCGCTGCCCACATCCGGCGCCGCGTTCAGGCTCGTCACGCCGTCATTTAGCGTCAGGCCGTCGCCCGAAATCGCATTGCTGATCAGCGTCTGCGCCGCGCCGATGCCGGCCGCCGACGGCGGTGTCAGCCCGGTCAACAATAGCCCCGCCTGGCTTGACAGTCCGGCCGCAAAGGCAAGGTCATTCGCCACCAGTTGTGTCACCGGAAGCACCGGCGCCGCCAGCGCCGGATCGCTGGCCACGACGCAGCGCAGGGTGAAGGGAATCCACCAGCTCTTGCGATAATCAGCCGTGAATTCGGCGATCACGACGTTGAAGTAGAACGCATCCCAGAACAACGGGATCACAGCGCCCGCGGCGCGCATCGCATCGATCGTCTGCGCCCGGCTGGCGGCATCCGGGCCCGAACAAATGCCGGCGAAGGAAATCTCCGCATCGTCGCTGCCTAGCACGTCCACCACGCGCCCACCGCCGATCAGCGATTGGACCGCGAGGCGTTGCGCGCCACCGAGGACGATCTCCTCCGGCACCTCGAAATCCTGGAACGTCACGCCGCCCAGGGTCACCACAACTCTGCTCATGAAAACCCCTTAAGCCGGAAGTTTCTGCCCCGCCCAGGCCGGCGTCAGCCGCGGATCGAACCCGGCGGCGCCCGCGGGCGGCAGGCGCGCCTGGCGGTCAAGCCATTCCATTACACCCCGCTGCAGCAACATCTGATCCGCCACCCTGCCTTCCGCGGCATGATGGGACCGCCCGCCGGAGTCCGCCGGAGCCGCGCCGTCAGTGGACTTCATGCCAGCGGCGACCACCGTTTCGCCCCCGCGCTGCCGGTGGCCGAAAACCGCGGCGCCGGCATCCCCGGCGTCGCCGTGCCGGATTGCGTCTCCTGGATCATCGCTGAACTTCCGCCGCACCGGCGCAGCGCTCGGCAGCCGAATCCCGGCATGAGCCTGCCACCCAGGCAGCGTAATGGATGACATGCGGCCCAGCTTCGCCAGAGCCGTCTCGCCGCGCCCCCGCCGGACCAGCGGCGCCATGATGGCATCAAATCCGCCATGCTCCCCGGTCCAGCCCGTCTGCACATCCGTCTGCCTGCCCG